CCGGATTGTCTTTTAATGGACGATAAATGTTATTATATAGTACTCATGCCGACTTGCCAGATCCACTAAGACCAAAAATTAAAGTATAATTACCTCTTTGAATACCTCCAGTGAACTTATCAATTTTCTTAATACCTGTATTTAGGCCGATATTTTTACCTTCTCGACCTCTTTCAATAAGTTCATATAATAAATCAACGTTAGTCATCAATCAAAGTACTTATAGCAATATCGTTTTCAATTCCATTATCTTTAAGATACTTTAATTCCTCTCATTTATGAGATATTACAAACTCACAAATTCCATAATTGATTTTATTATGTTCTTTACCTCATTTAAGAAGTTTCATTACTTCTTTATGTGTTTCTGGATTATGTTTTATTGCTGAAGAATAAGCAAAGAAAAATTCATCTAATGTATTATATTTTTTCGCAATATTCTTTAACGGATATAACTTTGCTCCAGAACTCATAAAAGGTGGATACTCTTCAAATAATTCCTGTCCTAATTCTCCTGAATTTTTTATTCAAGATTTTAGGAAATTTTTGTTAAAATCAATTTCATTAGGATTATATTCAGTTGGATTATAATCCTTTTTTATCAATCCTTTATTTTTTAACGAATTGAAAACATCTCTTAGTTTACTTGCACCTCCATTACTAAATCATTTCGAGAAATATTCAGGATGTCCTTCCTCATCTCTCGCCAGAAATGTAAGATATACCACTAAAAGTTCATCAGCCGTTAAATCATAAGTAATCAATAAATTTAATATTGTGTTTATTTCCAATTTAGTAATGTTTAAGTTAAACACATCTCAAACATTACATTTATTTATTCTCCTTTAAAGGATCATTAATCGTTAAATAGTTCCATCTGAATTGGTGGGAAGGACTGTTTAATTTTATTTTGAAGTATCTCTGAATCAACATAAGTTCTAATAAAATCACAAATCCAATCCACACTTTTTTCAACATCATCTGCTAGAAAATCAATTACTTGCTGATTAGATAATTTATCTAATATGTTTTGTACTTGACCTTCTGTTAATCTAAGTGTCATTTTAAAATCTAAATTTTGTGTTTACGATATTTTCTCTTTCACGAGTTTCAATAGTTTCACCTGCAAGAACTTTATCCAATTGTTCTTCATTAATTGTAGTAACTCTAGACGTATTTGAATTATTGAATCAATTTAATTCTTGAGTTCCACGTAAAACTAAAGTGAAGATTTCTGAAGTTTTACCTTCTTCAAATCTTACAGCTCTCCCAACACGTTGAACTTTACGTATTTTAGAAGAATCCGTATGTAATATAATTTCAAGATTAACGCCTTTACAATTTAAACCTTGATCTGCTGCTTTTGAAGTATGAAGAAATCCTTTAGAAGCATTGTTGAATGCATCAATTGCTGCCTGGTTTTCTTTAAGTTTTTTCTTTGAGTGTATAACTCAACCGTTTCCAAAAGATTCTGCTTGCTTAATTGTAGATGAAAATGTAATACCTTTTTTATCTTGTCTTACTGCAATGATTTTATTTGCAATTTCCATCTTCTTTGGATGATTATAAATAAATTCTTTGCGTTTTCTCATAGCACGATTACATTTTTGTGCTACACCCATTACAGTATTACCATCAAGACCCATTTTTTTGGCATAAGCACGACATTTAATGATATTAGTTGCACATTCCATCATAAGAGTAAAATCAAAGTTGAAATATGCAAAACATTGATTAAACTCCTTTGTTCAAGCATTATAATCAGTTAAATCTACATCTAATAGAACAAGATATTCTCTATGTGGAGCAACTCATCCGTTCAATTCTGCTTCATCTAGTCCAATTTTATCACATACTGGGGCATATTGTTTGATAAGAACTTCTTTACCATCAAGTCTTTCAAGCGTTCCTGTTAAACAAAGTAAATTTTTGTAATCAACACATTGAAATATTTGAGAGAATGTAGTAGAAGCCATCAAATGGACTTCATCTATAACTAAAAGATCACAAGTTCAGTTTAGTTTTATTGCAGAATTAATAATTTCTACTCTTGCATTACTCTCCAATCCTCTTTCTTCCAATTGATCAATTCATTGATCTTTTAAAATTTGTGTTGGCACGATAACTAATGAAGAAGAATTTTCATTACGCTTAATAAATGCTTCTATAAGATTTATGGCCATTCTTGTCTTTCCGAAACCAGTAGCAGCGACAACTGTTGCATTACCACCTGCTTGAATTCATCGTTTAAGACATACTTTTTGACGTTCTGTTCTATCCATGACGTACTTCATCTGCTAATAAAACAACTTCTCATAGTTGTTCTATATCAGAAAACTCAAAAACAGATTCCATAGTTTCTCCAATTTTATCTCCTCCTAACTCTTCTAATCAATCGTATAATCAATCAGGTGTTCAGTCAGGAATAAAATTATGTTCTCAATTTTCTGAATCTGCATCACAAATAAATAAATTTGGATATCAACGTCCTTCAATACACTCATCATATTCTTCTTGAGGTAAGCCTCAATCAGGAATCTGAACGCCTATTCTATGATTGCCTTTTATTTGATTTAATTTATCAAACGTTTCCCTACTTATCATAATGATAATTGTTTTTTATCCATTTTTTCAATAATCTTATAGACTTCTGAAAGATAATAGTTATAATTTATCCCTCTTTTTTCAATCGGAATATCATTAAACTTATTATAAATTGTTACAGGTGAAGAAGCACATAATGCAGTTTGAGAACCATACGGTTTACCAGATTCATCAACTTTTTGTTTATAAATTGGTTTACCATATAAAGACATATAATATCTATTTATATGTGTAGTTCTTTCACCGCCATAGAAAACTTCAAACTTCTTATCGACTTTCTGAAATGTACAAAACTTCTTTATATCTTTACATCCATAAATAGTTTCTTCAGGTGAAATACCTTCCACAAAATACTTATTTAATGCTTCAGGAATAATCAATGGAGCTAATCCTTTGCCAAGTTGTGCTTCTTGAATAAACATTCCTTTAGTTTTAATAAGTTTTGGATCGTGAGATTTACTTCAGCCTTCTTTTACACCAATATAATCATTAATAGCATACTGATAGAACCTTTCGAAGTGATCTGCAGCAAGTGTTAATCCAGTAATTTTACATCATTCGTCACATCAAGCGTGTGCCTTATCTCGTATTGATTTTTTCATTAATACAAAGACTCCATCTGTATTTGATTGAATAATACGACATCCTAGTTCACTAAGACCTTCTGCAAGCATTAACAACATTAATTGACCGTTAATACGTATAGTTAATGCCATTTTAGGATCGTAACACCAAGAATACTCACTTTGTAAATTACCCGAAAGCCCATTTACAGACAATTTTAAAGTTTCATTCTTTAGTTTATTACCATTTCTTTTGGCTTCTAATCGTTCAAATAGAATTCCTGCATATACTTGTGTAAATTCTGGTCCAAGATGTTGAGGATATAATTCTTGAGATACAATAATCGATGGATACATTGAATCCACATCCACGTCCTCTAATTCTTCGTCATCATCTGGTTCAAATCTTTCTGGTTCATTAACACTATGAACACCACCCATTGCAAAAGTGTGTTCTACACCTCCAAGAATAAAGTGTTTTTCAAATGAATTATCATTTGGATCAACACATAATTCTTTTAGTTCCTTTAAAAGATTCTGTAGAGTTGGAGTTTTAAAAGAAATGAATGGAAATATTATATCTGCAAAACAAAGATTTGTACAAGGACTTCTTAAATCCTTTATTTGAAATCACTGTTTATTTGTTGCTTGTAAATATCTTGTTTTGATAATTTCCATTCCAAGATTTACGCCATCTTTGTTTAAAGCAGATATATGATATTCATCTTCAATAGCAAGACGAAGTTCTATATCTTTTTTAGAACGATTTAAAAGTTCTTCAGTTGAATCAACATCGTTCTTATTGTATGAAAGTACATTTTCTATCTCTGATTTAGGTAATGGTTTCTCAAAATTACCAGAATATTCTTCTACAT